GAGATAGAGCAAGTCACCGCCGTACTTCATCAAGCAGTTCGGCCCCACAGGACGGCTGACGTAGAACACTCCCACGAAAGTCCAGTTGGCGACTACGGCAGGATCACTCCCGCGAAAAATGACAATTTCGCCCTGATCCGTCACAAGAACGTAATGGTCATCTGGACCAGATCCCCCGTCGATACTCCAGGTTCCGTGAGCTACTACCTCGCCGCCCCGACGAGCGAGGGAGCCAATACGGAAAGCAGTAGCAGCTCCGTTGATAGCATCAGCTCCCAGGTACCAGAATCCGAGGAAATCGTTCTGGAGAAAGAATAAACGCTGGCGGTAAGCCTCTGGAGACTTAAACGTCGAGGTAAGTGGACCGGTGACGCCACTTGCTGCCCAAGTTGTGCCATCATAGACCTTTGTTGTGTCAGTGCCGTTGCAAAAGATGAGGTACTGACCTGCGGATGTTGCGAAATTGACAGAAGCGCCCTGTCCGTTGGTACAGGCAACGAGGGACGCGCCCACGGTTCCTGCGGCGGTGACCTCAAAAATGCCGGCGGAGTTAGCTGCAAACAGCTTAGACCCCGTAGCATTCGAGTACACCATAAGGGACTTTGGGGGTGCCGCAAAACCTGTGACATGGTTTGCGCAGCCAAGGCGGGTGACAAGAGCATCAGGCTGACAGACCCAGTTGTTCAGCTGCACCGCGTAGTTGGGGGACAGACCTGCAAGCGGAGCCTGACTGTTAAGTCCCCGGACAGGAGCTACAATGCCGTCAACTCGCCCACCGGCAGTGTCCGACAGGTTGTTCATGTTCTTCATAGCGTCCAGTTTCCGTTAGGAATGACAATGCCGTAGCCGGAGGTGTCGCTCGAGGCATCGAGTTTCAGTATGGGTTTGATCGAGCTGATTGAGCCTTCGCGAGCCACGGCGTCATCAAACTGCTCCATTTCGAAGCGGTGGGGCATTTGCTTGATGCGGAGCCAGAATGCGCGGAGGCCGAGCTTCATCAGGGTGTCGGGAAAGACGCTGGTGTCGGTATCGGCAGTAAACTGCGTCTGCGTCACGGTGCCGGAGCGAATCCAACGACGGGTCTTGTAATAGAGAGATAGCTGATGGCCAGCTGGCATCGAGGCCGTGGTGAGTAGGCGGTTGCCCGAGACCTTGTACGCGTAGACAGGGCCGCTAGGGTTAAGGGCTTGGCGGGACTGCCAATTTACGTCGTTGACTGGGCCGGTGAGGGGAAGGCGCTGCGTGAGGTCCCAGAAGGTCTGCGGCACGATGCCTGCGAAATCTTCGGGAAAGAGCGCGTCAATGTCGCCTTGATCTTCCCCTGAAAGCGAAGACCACACTACGCGGCGTGAGCACTCTTGCCAGTTAGACTGTGCAAGGATGTTTTCCCCCACGGTAATCAGCAGCTCTCGCATCTGCAAAGCACCTGCGTCAGAAGAGCCCTGCAGCCCCGACGGAACGGGCAGTGCGTACTCGCGGCAGAAGGACTTTACAAGGTCGAGAACTGTCTGATTGGCCATTAGAGATCCTTATTTAGTTGCGGTCACTTTAGCGGGAGGTGCCGCCGCTTGCAACTGCTGAATGGTTGCTGCTTGCGCGGTCACGAGGGTCGTGAGTTCCTCAAGCTTGACCATAGCAGCTTCGAGCTGCTTGCTCATGGAACCCTTGTCCTTGGACTCATTCAGCCATGTGTTGGCGAGGGCTTTCAGCGTGTGCCCACCCATGCCGATGCGGTTAAGGATCTCGTCATTGCAGGTCGCAAGAGTCTCGACAGTCAGCACTCCGAGGCTGATGAGCATCTGGCGCTGGGCGGGGGATAGCGGAGGCCAAGACTTGATTGCGGTGCCGTTGACGGGGAGTTCTTCGCCAGACTTCCACAAGCGAAACGCTTCGGCGTATTCGTGCGGCCAGCTCTGAGGCACACGGCCGTTCTTGGCGTAATCCTTGAGACTTGCAAGCCATTCTTCCGCAGGCTTCTCGAGGGAGTCTTTTGACCCCGCGGCGCGGATGATGGCCCAGGCCTTGTCAACCAGCTGAGTCACGCCGTCGGAAGAGGGCTTCGTGCGATCCTCCACCGAGCGCATTTCGAAGCGGACAAAGGGCCGTGGCTCCTCGTTGTTGGGCTTGTATGCAGCAATCTGCATCATGTCGAAGTTCATGGGGTGTCTCCTTGGGTTGAACAATGGTGCAATGTTGCGGGGAATAAAATGCACCAAAAAAAGGACCAGCCTTGCGACTGATCCTTTTGAGTTGCACTCTGAACACCGATTAGGTGATCTGACCCTGGATGAAAGGGTAACGCACTTGGCAGATGCCGAAGTTTGTATGAGTGAACGTCAGGGTTGGCGAGCCCGAAGCCGTGGCGTTGGCAGACAACGTAAACCGGCGACCATCTGGATCGATGTTCAGCACGGTAGCGCCGCCTGGAACACCAGTGCCCGAGACGGCCATGCCTGGGTAAATACCCGACACGTCGCCGGTCAAGTCGATAAACGGCTGACCTACGCGGGTACGGCCGGCCTTGGTGAAGGTGCCTGCGGCTGCAATCAAGCAGTGTGCGCCGAGGATCTGGCGACCTGCGGCAGCTGTCGGGGTAGCTTGGCCTGCGGTACCGCCGAAGACGGGACCTACGGTAGCTGCCACGGCAAACGACACAGGGCAGACGCCGGACAGCATCACCCAACCGAATGGAGCTGCTGCAGTGAACTGCGACAAGCACACAGCCAAGGGGCGACCGGTGTTGGCAGTTACTGGCAAGTCGGAGATGATCCAATCCTTGTCAATGACAACCAAGCGACCAACGCCAAAAGTGCCAGCGGCGCGAACGTACTGCACTTCACCGCCGCCGCCGTTACCGACGTTGGCAGTTGTGGAGTAGTCCGAGGACACGACGCTGGAGCGAGCGCCGAGCTGATGCTTCTGAGCGTCGTCACCGGCGTAGAAGTTGATCAGCTTACCGGCTACAATATCAACAGGAGAAAAGCGCATGATGATTTCCTTAAAGAGTTGCGTGGAGGGCTCAGGCCTGATTAGGGCTTGAGAACGCCTTGGAGCGAACGGTTGCTCAAGGTCATGTTACCCATCCAGAGGATTGGGGTCACAGACGCGTCTTGATTCATTGGGCGGTGTCCGCCACCTTCCCACTCGCCGCCGCCGATGACGGTCAGGTTTGCGTCGGTGTGAGCAACCATTTCGATGTACTTGGTGTTGAGGAAGTACATACGACTGGGAGCCATGCCCGAGTTGCCGTCAAAGATCACCTTGGCTTTCTTGTACCGCAGGGCAGCAAAACCAGCCTGTGCGCTGTCGTTGTCCAGGTACTGCTTCTGGCTGGAGAGGCCCTGCTCGTAGAAAGTGTAGTAATCGTTGGAGGCAACGATCAGGTCCACTTGGTCATTGTTGCGAGTGGTCTCGAGGTACAGAGGCAACATCAGGGATTCCATGATGCCTGCGACGCCAGAGGGCACAATCGCTGCGCCGCCTTGCAGTGGGGCTGCTGCAGACTGCACGACGTTGCGCCAGAACGGGAACACCGAGGAGTCGATGCCGCCGACAGTGCCCAAACCTGTGTCCGACACGAGGAGCTGCAAGCCGCCGATCTGGTTTGCCAGCGAACCGTCAGCGTACATGTCAGCGCTGAAGTTGTTGGCAAAGGTGTTAATGGCGTTGCGGATGCGGGACTTGGCCAGGGAAGCGATCTTCGAAGCGCCGTTGTTGATACGGAGTTCGTTGCCGGAAGCGATCACGTGGATCGCAATGTTGCGCCACTGGAACTCAGCCGCACTGATCACATCGGATTGAGCGATGTTCAGCAGGTCGAGACCCGAGTAACGCTGGTAGGTGCCGTTTGATGCGTACTCGAGCGGGATGGCGATGGACAAACCACCGTCTTCTGTGCGAGCACGGCCGCCCTCAGCAATCATGCGATAGAGCGCATTGTGCTTCGAGACGTTGTCCATAACTTCTTTGCGGTGGTTACGGAAGGTGGTGGAGACTAGCTCCGTGAAAACTGCATTGGGAGATGGCATTTTAAGCCCCTTTCAAAGTTGTGACTAATAGTGCTTAGCAATAACCTCCGCCATCGTATCGTCCATTGTCTTGGGGGTCTTTTTGGGGTTGACCACCGCGGCAGAGGACTTGACGTTTGGCAGATTTGAAGCGGTAGAAGGGGCCGGTGCGGTAGCTGCGGAAAGCTTAGCGAGGTACTTTGCTTTCACTTCAGGATTCCGCATGATGGCCAGTTCGTAGGCTTCGGGCAGGCTTTCGGCCTTGCCCCGTTGCATGAGTTGCAGAATGTCGTTCGCCACCTCATTGACAAATTCATTTTTGGGGTCACTGAAGAATGCGTCAACCTCCCGAGTGGCAGATGCTTCGAGCTGCCCATTGACGTACTCAGTGGTCTTGCGGACGGGCTCGAGGACGGGTCCGAGCATTTGCTGGAGGGCCGCTAGTTGTCCAGGAGTGAATCCGTCTGGATTGCCTTGAGCCGCTCCAGCAGCAGCTCCTGCTGCATCGGCTGCCGCACGTGCTTCAGCTGCCGTAAGTTCCACGCCATAACCTCGGGCCAAGGCGATTGCATGCTGTGCGCGCTCTGCGGGGGTTGCTCGGACCATCGCGAGGTGATTGGTGGCGAGTGTGGAAAGGATTTCGGCTGGGTTAACATCGGGGTACTCCGCGAGGATGGATTGAAAGGGCGACATGACCTTGGTCCAGTTGTCGGAGCCCGAGCGGTAGCGGGTAATGCCCTCGGTGACTTGCTTCTCGCGTTCGTGAACGTACTTGCGGACGTCAGGCGAAGTGCCCTTCCAATGGGCTTCCATTTCTTTGCGCCAGCTCTTGGGCATAGCATCGTACTCGTTTTGCGTCATGCCTGCGGCGTCAGCTGCGGCTTCAGCAGCGGGGGCTGGTGCGGGGGTGGGAGCTGCTGCGGATGACTCGGGGGTTCCGGAGGAGACGGCCGTATGTCCCTCGTCAGGTTTGGCAGCAGCTCCCGAATCGGGGAAAAGTTCTGCGCCGAAGGCTACGGGGTCAATGCCCCCAGTAGACTCGAACTCGTCGGCGGGCTTGCGCAGGATATGAAAGCGAAAACGGGGCATGGGTGAACTCCTTAAATTAAACCGGAAGCGTGCATTTCGCTGACAGTCCGGTCAACTGTCGCGTCTAAAGTTTTTGCAAGAGCCTCGCGCTTGTCGGAGGCGACTTGAGCTATGTGTTCTTTGAGCCCAGGCTCGTTTTCAATGCAGCCCTCTCGCCGGAGATCCTCTCGTCGCTGGGCTCGAGAGTTGATCCACTGGCCCGAGGCTGGCGAGACGTACGCTGGAATGTCGACTTGGACCATGGGCGCAGTAATGATGCGCTGCATAGGAGTCTCGCAGTGTAGGACAGGGGCGTCTCGGTCAGCGATTTTGGCATAGTGAGCCTCTTTGGTTCCGCACTGGCGGCATTGGAAGTCGTAGAAGGGCATGGCTAGAAGAAGGCGAGGAGAAGGACAGCGTCTGGAATGCCAGACTCAGGCGGGACTTGGATGACAGCTTCGGGGAGCGTGATGGTGACAGGGGGGAGTTGCTGCGAGTCGGCGATGATCTTGGCGATGAGGTCGGCTGCGGCGGACTTAGCGGCAATTTCCGCGGGGGCAGAAGGCTCCTCGGCAAGCTCTTCAACCGTGGGAATGACCTGCGGATTGCGCAGAGCTTTCTCAAACGGGGTCTCAAGCTCCTCTTCCTCGCGGACGTAACGGGAGCTGACAGAACGATAACCCCCGCCGGTGCCGCTTGTTGGGGGCAGTACGACAGGGGGTTCAACTGGCTCACCCCAGGTTTGGGGGCGGAATAGCAGCAGCATGGTTATTCAGGTGCGGGCTCAGGCTCAGGGGGCGTTTCAACAGGGCACTCGTGGTGTCGCACTTCCCCGTTGGCCTCAGTGATGTGAGCCTCGGTGCAAATGTCAACGGGCTGGTCGCAGAGGGGGCAAACGGGATTTGGCATGGTTAGGCTCTCAGTAAGGAACCAATCGAGAAACGGGTCTGTAGAGTGGCTCCGTTGGTGAATCCCACGCGGGTGTAACGCCAGCTTGGGCGATGAATGATTTCAGCATACTGACCACCGCCGGTGACTGCCGCAGTTGCGACCGACTTTACACGACGCCAGTTGGTGTTGTCGCGGCTGACCTCAAGCCACAGCGTGCCGGACTGGTCAGATTCAGCACTGACACGGACTTCCTCGGCGTAAGTAGCAGCGTTGGCCATAGCAACTGCGGTAGCGGTGACAGTAAGGTCACGCGAGGTGCCCGTGAACGTGGCGGCTGCCGCGAGGACAGTAGCGCTGTCATCGTACCAGATTGCGGCTCCGGCGATAAAGCCTGCACGAGCCGTGCCCGCGCCTGCGGTGACGGTGCCGGAGACTGGCTGTGTTGCGCTGACTTGGGCACCTGGGATAGGCTCGGTTGCGTAGGTGCCTGGAACCAGTGTCCAGACCTGAGTGCCGGAAGTCCACGCCGTGGCGCGGATGCGAAACCACGCCAGCGCGTTGACCGACAACTCCCATGCGTAAGCGGGTGCGGCGCCCAAGACGCCCGTGGTTGTTTCGATGGTGTTTACGCTTGACCGGACGGCCTGCACTACAAACCAGTTGCCGTCTGTGCCGTTGGTCGAGTTCAGCGAACCCTCGAACGTACAGTTCGCACCAGCAAACGTGCCTGCGCAGTGGATCATCAGGTTAGAGAACCGTGTGCAGTTGACAGGTACGGTGCTGGTTGCGCTAGTGACGTTGCCCACAGTGCTTGAATAGCTGGCAGGCTTTGATGCGACCTTGAGTCGCCCTTCTTCGTCAAGGTTCAGCGTGTTCAAGTCACCGTCAGCCACGAGCGTAGAGTCACTGTCGCGCCGCTTGCCAAGCATCAGCTGGCCAGGGGAGCCGTCAGTGAACGGGGCGTTGTGATTGTAAACGCTGCCGCTGAGGATAGCAATAAGAGTCTGAATAGCCGCAAGAGTAGCCTCGGATGAAGCTCCAGCTGGAAGCGGCAATGCTGCAGCAGACACCGGAACCGAGCCGACGGCAGGCGCGCTGGCGCCATCTCCGCCAAGGTCAAGCTTCACCCGCTGGAAGTGAAAGCCCCCGACTTCGTCAGTTGCGGCAAATACGCCTGGGGTCGAAACGAGTTCTACGTTGTCAGCCATGTTTATCCTTGCGTGCGTTCAAAGGTCGATGGTCCGGTCTGCTTGATGACCATCTTGGGGGGGTTGGCGAGGGTTTGGAGCAGCTGAGCGGTGATAGCGTTCTGGGCGGACAAGGCCTCCATGATGCTGGCAAGGCTAGTTTCCATGCCTTTGTTGTTAAGGGCCACAGCCTCCTGCTTCTTCGTCTCAACGTCAGTTTGAGCCGACTTGACTTCGAAGTCTTTAAGCAAGCCCTTGATTTCCATGTCTTTCTCGGCCACAGCGATTTCGCCGTCAGAGACTTTCTTCTCGACGTCGAGTTCTTTGCGTGCAAGGTCGAGTTCGGCCTGCGAGACCTGGACCTCGAAGGCTTTGCGCTCGAGTTCGAGCTCTTGGGCAGCTTTCTCGAGGGCAGCTTGTTGAGTCTGGAGAGACTGCATGAGCTGGTCGATCTGCTGCTTGTTCTGCATGAAGGTTTGCTGAACAGCCTCTTCCTGCCCTTTGAGCGCCTCTTCTTTGGACTGGACCTCGGCTTGGGCTTTCTCGATTTCGGCTTGAGCTTTTTCCTGCTCTGGAGTCTTGCCGTCAGGCTGCTTCTGGATTGCCATGATCGCAGACTGCATCTCGCTGCCAACACGGAACCGCTTGCAGATTTCGACGAGCAGGGTTTTGGCGGCGGCATGGCCCTCGGGACCCTGCGAAGCAATGCCCTCGATGGCAGGCATTGACTGGCCAAGAGCGTTCATGAACTCGGTGACTTCGGCCTTTTCTTCAGTGGCGTCACCATCGACCGTGGAGTTTGTCTCAATGTCGATGATGTAGGAGCGGGTGAGGTCGTTCTTGAGCTGGCCAAGGACCGTGCCCCAGTTTTCGGGAGGGGCAGGCTGGTCGGGCTGCTGCGATGACATGAGTTCGATGCCCGTGGCTTGAGCCCAGATTTCTTCGGGAGTGTGCTCGGCAGCAAGTTCAGCCATTGCGCGAATGTGCCAGCGGACAAAGGCAGAAGCTTTCTCGCGGGACTTCTTGATGCGGAGGCTACCCCACTTGTCTTTGATCTGCTGAGCGGAAGCAGTCTCGGAGGCGGACGAGACGCCGCGGAGAATATCCCCGATGCCCATGATCTCGTAAATGGTGGACTTGATCTGCTCGCGAATGACGAAGAGCTGTTGCAGCACCACGATGAGCTTGTCGACTGGGACCATCCAGATGTGACGGTCGAGACCACCCTCGCGAGCCATGCCGCCTGGGTTAGAGGCGGGGGTCATGGAGTTTTCGGTGTCTGCTACGTCGAACAAGTTTGCCATTTCGGGCAAGTTGCCGTCGTAGATACCGCGGACCTGGATGGCCTGAGTAATGCGCTTGATGCGAGTAGTGACAGAGTTGAGTTCCTCCGCCTGACGCTTGTACAGCCCGTACATGCTGCGAGGCATGGTGGAGACGGGGGTGGAGAGGAAGCGCAAGGGCTTGCCGGAGGGGAAGAACGTCCGGAGGTGCAGCGGGTCTTCGATCTTCTTAATGCACTTGTCAGGGAAGCTTTCGCACAAGAAGTGCACCATCTTGTCTTTTTTGTTCCAGACCTCGTATACTGTGAGCGTGGCGGGGCCTTTGTCCTTGGTCAGAGACTCTTCCTGCGGCTCGGTGATCAGAGCAGCATCTTCCTCGGAGACCTCAAACTCGGTGATTACATCGCTTTTGGTCTTGTGGTGGATGTACGAAATCCAAGGTACGTCTTCCCAGCGCTTGGCGTAGGCCCAGACGAACTCGTCGTGCTGAACATAATCGATGACAGGGATTTGGTCCACGACGCGGACGCGGCACTGACCCTGACCCGGGAGTGCGGCGCACAGGACAGCGGCGTCCAGGGCCTCAACGAACTCGGGGTAGCCGGACAGGTTAGTATCCATGCAGTACTCGATCATGCGCTCGGTGGCTTTTGCCGCAGTATCTGCGCGCATCTCACCAAAGCGACGACGAACGATAGGCTTAGGAGCAGATGAAAATACATTTGGGACGAGGATTTCTGTGTTGGAGTACAGGATGTTGAAGGGGGTTTCATCGACCTTGCCGCCCTCGTAGAGGTCGAACGTGTCCTTCGTGGGGGTGATCCACTTCTCTTTGATGACCTTTTCGCGAGCCATGACAGCTTCGAGCATTTTGCCCGCCGCTTCGATCTCCTCGGCAGTGTACTTAGATACGCGATCTACCATGCTGATTCCTTAGCTTTGCGAGCTTTGGTGTTTTGGGCCACAAGCTCATTAAATGTCATCTCGTGTATCGACTTTGGCAGGATAAGGCCCTGAGGCTTGCGGGGCTCGGAGGTCTGAATTGGACGCGAGTTACAAGCGTAGCGGGTCTCATCAACGATGTGGTCCTCGCCCTCAGTGTCAAGATCCTCGGGCTTGTTTTCATCGTGCTGGACTGACGATATACAGCGGATAGTGTGTTCACAGGCATCGGAGAAGTAAAGCATGGGAGGGTTTGCCTGAAACCTCGCGTGCATTTGATTCCAGCCTGGAATGCGTTTGTTGTCGGCTTTGGCCCACATGCAGCCGCCTGCCATCATGGATTCGGCGATGGAGGGGCCGCCGTCCTCCGCGAAGATGGAAGGGTCAGCGAGGCCGTAGGATACGTTCCAGCCGCGTTTGAGGTCCTCAATGTCACGCTCGCGAAT